GCGTGTTGAGCAGATCTCGACGGTTTTGACATTACTCTCAGGTAGTGTATCGCTTTCAAAGGCGACACACATCTGGAGTAGATGATCGTCATAACCAAAGGCTCGGTAGACCTTGACAATCTCCGTTATCGGATACGACTTCCTAAGGGCTTTTAATGAAATAGGCCCTCAGTCGTCATCCGATCGTCCGGTCTCCGCTCTCTCTACAACTGCCAAATCAAGTGGCCTTACCTCGTCTAGTGTACTCTTTCCTATACGGGTACTATAGCTGAAACTCCGCTTGGGAGTATACAGCCTTAAAAGAACGAAGGGATCGTTTCCTAAGTCTTTTAAGTTACTACAGTTATAACCGGTCCTTAGGTTTAAGGCTTCTGCCTTGCCCCCAGGGAACCTGGTTCTCCTGTTAGTATAAATAGGCTGAGGCGTCACTTGAACTCAAGTCACAAATCCTTTCCCGCACCAATGCTCCACCCTCCCCATGGGACGAGTGACCGATAACGTCATAGATTTCGATGACCGCTCCGCCGCTAGAAAATGTGGCGTCCGGGTCGAACTTGGCATAGGGCTCGAACCTATCAATTCATGTATTCGCATAGCCACGCTTACATCCTGCGTGTTTACGCGATGACAGGCTCGGAGGAATTCCACATAACCCGCACAATTATCTGCGTCGTGATCCAGCGACCCGACGGGATAATAGAAGGGATTATAAGGACTAGTGATGGCTATTAGGGCATCTGAACGGTTCCACTTGTTGGACACCGCATCCAGGTATACACCTAAAGGTACCTTAATACCCCGTTCTGAAAGGTGTTTCAGAAGGATCACACAATCTTGGAGGAAGTAGTCCGACCTCATCTGTAGAAGTTGAGGAGGGATAGCGCTAACCATAGTCCCGTTGAGAAATAAGGACTTGGCGAACTCTGCAACTCCTGGCGTCTCATCAATACTCTTATGAGGTGAAAGGGTTACCCCTAACAGCCCCATTAATTTCTTGTAGGCGCGGGCTACACGTACATCGCGGATCACTATGTCATCTCCTAAGATGGCATAGTGCCTGTAGTATAGCGGCTTGCGGTATCCAGCGATACGCGCAGCAGTGAGTACTATCCAGTGATGTGTGAGTGCGAGCGCCCCAAAGGAACTATAAGCTCCCATGGGTTGCCCAACAGCATAAGATACTCTACGGAAAGTCACCATTTCGAGTAAACGATTCACTATACGTTTGCCTTTCTTATCTCCCGATCGGGTTTGACAAGGAAGACCAGAGGTATAGGGAACACCGGGGACAGGGCGAGAATTTCTTCTTTTCTCGCGCTCCTCGCGTTTTCTTGCTTTCTCCGCTTTCAGCCTGGAGATAAGCTCCCGCGCCTGCCGCATTCCCTCCTTGAACCTTATATGATCGAGCTTTGATGCTCAATCATACATGGCCTGCATGCGAGGGTTGTTAGGCTTCCTGAGATAGGGAACCTTTCAACCAAAGCACTCACATACAATATCGATCACTTCAAGTCGAAGAGGATCGGTACCAAGGACTCTCTCGGTGGCGTTCTTTACTCGTTTCCCTTTAAGGTAAGGACCATGCCAGCCTTCTGGCACTGGTTTACCGGGGGTAAATGGTGCAAAAACGTAGAATTTACGGTAGACCATCAACAAGAGTCATAAAATGGGCTCTAATGGGTTGGCGAACACACCCATTAGTCAAAGACAGTACGCCTGAAACACCACAGGTAGTCTGTCAGTCGCGTTACTGAGGTCTAAGGAAGATATTTTGAACTTCACTGAAGCCTCAGTCCATTTCTTTACCCTTGCTCTCTGCAAGTCCTGGTCGTATGTACCATCAGTCTTCGCGAAGAATTTACGAAGAACGTGGAACATGCGCCTATGGTATTTGTGTAGTAGGGCTTGGGATCAACTATCCAAGATCGCTACTACCCGTGTCTTACCTGACTTATCCGAAAGGAAGGTAAGGCGTGATGTTGGAATCTGGGATTCTTCCGAGTCCTTATGAGAGAGCGGGCCTGAGCCCTCCTCCCCGGGATCGAAAAGAGCCATCTTCCACCATTGCGTACCATATAGTGCCTTAAGCACCGTGGACAGGAAGCCAAATGTGATCTCTCTGTCATTTACAATTCCCTTCGCTTTACGGCGAAGATAGAATAGTAATGCAAAGAAGACATATTTGAGCCTTGTACCCATAAGTGACTTTAATTCATTCATGAAATCCGTCCAACCGGGTCTAGCGCCAGTTGGTCCCGAACTCGAGGTGATTCGGAATGACGGAGAGGCTTCTGCCTCTTCGAATGTACGGATTGATGAACGGACCTTCGATTGAAAAGGAAGGTCAATTACACAGGCGTAAAAAGCCCTAGTGTAATCATCTGGCGAGGAGGATCTTGGTGAAGTTATACTAGTAAGGTCGAAATCTGGTTTGCAATGTATGAGCCTATGGAAGGCTAATACACTGGTAGCAAATACCAACCCGCCGGGTTTCTTCGAAATTCAGAACACCCAACTGAACTTGTTAGGGACTTTTACCTTCCCCCTATGATCCAGTTTGTAACATGGATCGTCAGGATTCGGTTTACCCATCACAATTCACCTAGTAAGGTAGTCGGCGAACGCCTTCCACCGTTTTACTCCTTTCCCACCTTCCGACATTCTCCATCTATGGAGCAACATCAGAGATGGGAGCACTTTACCAATAAGCCTTTGTGTGTCCACATCGAGAC